GCGAGCGAGCGCGGGTCAACGCCTCCACTTGTCCCGTACTGTCCCAGGGCCTGCGCTCCGGCGTTTGCGGCCACGTCAGCCAGAGCAGGGGCAGCGCGGAGGGCCAGCGCCTTCGCCAGCCCCTCCCCGAGCCCCGTCAGCGCCATGCGAGTACCGGAGGCGGCCAATCCCCCCACCGGGGCCGCCATGATCGTCAGCGGGTCGCGGGCCATGCCTTCCGCGATGTTGGCGGCAAGTGGGGTTCCCGGGGTCGCGTCGGTGCGGGCCATGTTCTGGAGCATCGGCTCGTCGTACCGGTGCCAGAGAGCGGAGTAGGCGCGGCCCGGGAGGCTCGCAGCGTCCAGGGATCCAGCGAGGGCGCGACGAACGAGGCCACCGCCATCGTAGTAGGCATTCGTGGTGCGGGGGAACAGCGCCGAAGCGATCAGATCGCGATCCATTAGAAAGCCGCCGGCTTCACGTTGGCCAGGAGAGCGATCAGTTGGAACGGAACAGGATCTGTCATGGTGATGCGGAACACGCCGTTGCGGGCCGCGTTCCAGGAAGAGATCCGGGACCGGTGCAGGTAGTCGCCCTGCTTCCCGATGCGCGCGCTGCGCTCGCTGCCGTAGGTGATGCCGCAGTCCCGCGACTGCGCCACTTGGACGCGAGGGTCCAGCCCGACGCCCTGGGCGGTGTCCACGGTCAGGCCGGAGCCGTGGTTGCACTCCACCTGGATCCAGAAGCACAGGACGTTCACGCCGTTCGAGAACTGGATCGGGGTATTCTTCTGGCACCGGATGTAGGACACGCCCGAGTCCATCGGGTTGTCGTTCTGGTAGTACTTCGGGTCCAGGACGTAGAGCGTCGGGTGGGACACGTCGCCCGTGATGAGCTTCCCCCACGCCGCGGTGGCCATCATGCCGTCCCAGCGCACGTCTGCGCCCGTGGCCTGGGCCAGGTGGGTGCGTTCGTGCCAGGCCTGGGTCAGGAGGTCGTAGACCAGCGTCCGGGAGGCCGTAGGGAACTGGAGCACGTAGAAGGGGTGGCCGGACTGCCAGTAGGTCCAGCCCACCGCGTCCGACCAGGTGCCCATCTCCTCGATCATCTGCTCGATGCCGATGGTTGACACCTTCACCGGGGACATGTCGGCGTTCGACCAGACCCCGATGGTTCCCTCGTTGTCGCGGGCCAGCCAGAATATCTGCTTTTGGTACACGGCCAGCGAGTGCGGGGCCTCGGTGCCCATCTGGAACAGCGCGCCCTGGTACCGGGCGAACAGCTGAGTGTTGTAGTTGCCGGTGTCGTAGTGAATTTCGGACTGATCCTGTCCGATCAGCCACAGGTAGTTGTTGCACTTGGCCAGGGCCACGATGTTGTCGGGGCTGCCGACCTTCATCCCCATGTTCAGGGGGTCCCAGTACCCGGACTGTTCCGCGGGGTCGTAGGGCGCCTGGTCGCCGGCTGGGTTGGTGGTGCGCACGTAGGACGGCCAGGACCACCGGTAGGTGTTCGTCCCGGGGACGTTGACCACGAAGTAGGTGTCCAGGACCGCGACGTGGGTCGGGGCCAGCGTGCCGGCTTCCACGCCCGGGAAGTCGGGGTCCGTGATGGCGGTCAGGTTGGAGTCGGAGTACCGCAGGATCCAGCCATCCGAGCCGTCGACCAGCATCAGAAGCGAGCCGTTGTCCGCGGAGACTACGGGCCCCTGGAACGAGTTGAGCGTGCCGCGCACCGTCCGGGTGCCGTCCTGGGCAAGTTCGATCAGGTCCGAGCCGATCACGGCGAACACGCGCTTGTTCGAGGCGGTGAACAGCATCCGGCATGCCCCGGTGTTCGTGGCCGGGATGGCTCCGAAACGGCGAAGGCCCGGGACCTTGAGCAGGTAGTACTGCGCCTTCGCGTCCGGGCTCGAGGCGAACTCCAGAAACAGGTTCTTGCAGATCTCCCGGCCGACGGAATACCACGGCGTGGCGAACGGCTTCGAACCCAGGGGGATTGAGAGCGTGACCGGCTGCGCGCCGCCCGGGGGCGTGATGGATGCCGGGTTCTGGACAGGGACGACCATCAGAGCCCCGAGAGCATGTTGATCGTGGTGCCGCGCTCAGAGCCTAATCCTCCGAGAGGCATGGGCTTGAGGCGGGCCGCGAACATGTGGCTCTTGATGTGCTTGAGGGCGCTCTGGTACTGCATGACCAGGCCGGCGGGAAGCTCGACGCCGTAGCGCGGAGCGGCCCGCAGGGCCAGGGCCATGCGCAGGGGCTCCCACCACTCCGGCGGGTCCATGAAGCCGTCCGAAAGGTGCTCGTACTCGGTCATGTAGGCCATGCCCTGCACGCGCACCCAATACCCCACCGTGAGGCCCGGGAAGAAGTAGAGCCGCTGGAGCGGGAAGTTCGTGTCCACGAAGCACTGCTCCGGGATCGCGAAGATCTCGGTCAACGGCCGGTTGCGGTAGCTCTCATACGGGAGCGGGGCACCGAGAGGGATCGCCACTCCGAGAGGCGGCGCGGCCTGGTAGACCACCACCTGGGTGATGTCCGCCGGCCGGACCGTGATGTCACCGCCGGTCCCCATGGAGATCGAGGCGCGGTTCTCCGGGGCCTGGAAGGTCCGGTCGAACAGCGCGTAGTTCCGCACGTTGAGGGACCACTCCGCGCGGATCCCGTTGAGCAGGAGGAGCACCTCCTGGGCCATGTTGTCGTCCAGGTCGTCGCCGAGTCCCACCATTCCGGTGTCCCGCAGGGCGCCCCAAACGAGGTCATAGGCACGCTTGGACGAGATCATGTAGCCTCCTGCTCAACGAGGGAAAGGACCGGCCCGAAGGCCGGTCCCGTGGGTCACGCCAGGGCCGAGGAACGAACGCGCACGATCCACGCGGGCTGCGAGGCCTTGAAGCCGCAGAACACGTCGAAGCGCGAGATCGAGCCGGGGCCGCCCGTGCCGACACCGCCACCGAAGGTCGTCGAGGCGCCCACGGTGTCGTAGTCGCGCAGGAAGCGGATGCTGAACCCTTCCGCGTCCTCGGGGCTGATGAGCTCCGCCATCTCCACGGCCTTCTTGGGCAGGAACAGCTTGGGGCTGGCCGCCTGGATGGCGCGCTTGTGGAAGATGAGCGACTCCTGGCCCGACAGGTTGGCACCGTGGGAGCCGTCGACCGCGGTGTCGCCGGTCAGGTTGATGGCCTGGCCGTTGAGGGTCGCGTCGATGTTCTTGTAGGGGCCGGCGGAGATCGGGGCCGGGCTGACCACGATCGAGGTGTCGCCGATCGCCGCGTCCGCGACCACCTGGAACTGCGCGGGCAGGTCCGTGACGTTCTTGGACAGGGGATTGACGATCTTCGAGGTGGCGGCCTGGAACACGTCGCCCGCCTTGACCGCGCCGGTGAGGGCGGGAATGGTCAGGGTAGCAACTTCGGCCCATCCGGTGGTCAGGGTGCCCGAGGTGACCGTGATGGCCTGCTGGGCGCCGTTGGTGTGGGTGGCCATGGTCTGGCTCTCGGCGAACTTGATGCCGTTGTAGGACCTGATGAAGCCCTTGCGGTACGTGTCGTCGATCACCGTTAGCACGTTGAACAGGGTCGACTGGGCATCCAGAAGCTGGGCGTTCGCCGTGGTGGTGAGGGCACCGTAGAGGTTGCCGTCGTCGAGCGGGCAGCCCTGGTCGGCCAAGACCTTCTTGGCCTTGAGGATGGTGCTCGGCTTGACGGCGGTCTTGTAGTCGCCCACCACGTACCCGGCGGCGTTCGCGATCACCGATCCGTGGGTGATGTTCGAGTAGTCCAGGCCGGCGTTGGCGGGAGATTCGCCCACGGTGGAGTTGATGATCGCGTCCGAGAGTTGGGAGTCCAGGTCGGAAGCGATCTTCGCGGCGGCGGGGACGATGATCCGCTCCGAGAACCGGCTCAACCGCAGCGAGAGGTCCGCTTCGGTGAACGAGATCGGGGAGGTCACGGTCCGGTCGATGGTCAGGGTGACCTTCGCCTGGCTGACCACGGAGTTGCCCGCGTTCCAAGCCAGGTTGTTGCGGGTGACGGTGGGCTGGATGGGCTTGGGGAAGCTGTAGGAGATGCCAATCGGGGCATCCCCAGCGCCGAACTTGTCGTTGTACGAGAAGTCGACGACGCCAGCCATGACCAGCTGGTTCTCGAAGTTCTGGAGGACTTCCTGCCCGATGATGGCGGAATTGATGAGAGTGGACATTGCGCGACTCCTTGGCGCGGCGGCGCCGGAGATGTGGACGGATGCTGGTTCCGTGCTTTGGTACGAGGCCCGGCCAGCACAAGCCGACGGCCAAGCGTTGTCGCGATTAACGCCCCGCCGGGCGGCACCTGGTGGACCACGTCCAGGCTCGGTGTTTTACTCCGCCGCCGGAGGGTCCACGCACACCCGGAACATATCGCCCCGGGCGTGCGGTGTCTCATCTGGAATTACCCCAGGCGCTTCTTGTACTCCTGGTACTGCGCCGGGGTCAGGGCGCGGATCTGCGCCGGTGTGAGCGTGGTTCCGGCCGACGGGGTGCCCTTGGGCTTGAGCGGCACGCTCGGGGTCGGCCTGGTCGGCTGGAGGGCCGGAGGAGTCACCGCGGGCGGCGTCACGGCCGCGGGAGCCTGGACTCCCTGCTTCCGGGCGTGGGCGATCAGGGCCGCTTCCCCGTGGATCATGCGGATGGCGTCCACCGGGTGTCCCTGGAACAGCTTCTCCAGGAGGCCCTGGTCGGTGGCGAGGCGGACCATCAGGTGGCCCACGTTCTTGTCCAGGATCAGCTCCCGGGCCACGGCGGGGTGGATCTTGTCGGCGTGCTCGTCGAAGAAGCGCCGCGCGGCGACCACGTCAGGGTTCTCCTTGGCGGCCTCCTGGATCGATGCTTCGAAGGTCTGCTGCTCGCGGACGGCCTGCGCCTGGATCTCGCGGGCCTGGAACTCCTGCCGGACTTCCTGGATCGCGTCCTCGCGGGTCTTCCGGGCGACGGCGGCCGTCAAGGCCTTCAGGTACCCCTGGGGGTCGTTGGGGAAGTCCTCGGGCTTCACGTCATCGGGGCTGGCCGGAAGCTTGGCGTCCCGCGCCTGGAGTTCCTGGATCTGGCGCTCGAGCTGCTCCGCCTTCTGCCGGTAGGTCGTCGCTTCGGTGTTGACCTCCACGAATCGGCTGTAGGGGATCGAGGGCGGCGGCTCGCGCTTAGCTTCCCACGCCCGGAACGGGGGCGGATCCTGCGGCGCCGGGTCGGTGGGGGCTCCACCTTCGGGCGCGGCCTGCCCCTCCTCCACGGGAAGGACGGCGGCGTCGGTGGTCTGCTGCGTCTCGTCGATCGCAAGACTGGTTTCGATGGGCATGGTTTCTCCTCGGGTGGAAGGTCAGGGAAGGAAGCCGGGGGCGGAACTCCCCAGCGTGTGATCCATGGTTCGGTGGAAGATCTCGGTGTGGCCACGCTGGGCGTCCAAGTTGGCCTGGACCTGTCCCTCGACCACGATCTCCGCGACCTTGTGCTGGTGGTCCAGCTGGGACTGGTTGGCGTCCGCGCGTGCCTGCGCGTGGACCTTGGCCACCTGGGCCTTGACGTCCACCTGGAGCTTTTCATTCAGCTGCTGGAGCTGCTGGGCAACTCCCTGCACCTGCTGGAGCTGCTGGGACAGGGTCTGGACCTGCGCCATGAGCCCGGCCACCTGCGCCTTGTCGCCGTTGGTGGCGTTCGACGCGGCCTGGATCTGCGGGGGAAGCCCGGCAAACAGGCGGTCGGCGATCTCCGTCGCTCCGTCGAATTGGCTCTTGCGGACCAGGATGTCGGCGCCGACCTGGATCACCGCCGGGTTCACCTTGCCCATCTCCACGATCTTGTCGATGGCCTCGCGCTGGGATGTCTCGTACCCCGGGCCGCTGGTGACGTCGATGGAGTACTTGCCGCGGGTCAGGTAGTGGGCGACCGTCTGGCCGTTCTCCTCGTACGGCTGATTGACCGGGATCTGCGACACGTTGCCGTCGATTCCCATCACCTGCCGGACTTCGGCCTGGTCGTAATAGGCGGGGATCAGGTCCAGAAGGATCTTGCCGACGGTGCGCTCCATGAGCATGCGCCGGTCGTGGAAGCCGAACGTCCCGATGTTCGCCTGGGTGAGGTGGATCCGCATCGTCTCGGATGCGATGTTGGGCGGCAGGTCCGCCATGGTGTCCCGGATTCCGATCGCGGAACGGAGGTCGCTGTCGGCCTCGGTGGACACGGTCTGGAACCCGACGGGCGGCTCTACGGGAGGAAGGCGGACGGGCGGGGCGTCACCAGGTCCACCAACCCACGGGAGCACGGGCACGCCGTTGACGTTGGACTCCAGCCAGAACTTTTCGTACCCGGCGATCTGCTCCGAGCGCACCAGCCACTGCTGGATCGAACTGCGCACGATGTAGTCGGCGGTGAGGCTCTTGGACATGTTGAGCAGGCGCTGCATGTCCTTGTTGTCCCGCACGATGCCTTTGAACTTCCGGACGTCTCCGATCACCTCCTCCTCGCCCATCACCAGGGCGAAAGGCATCATCTTCCCGGGATAGCTGAAGTCGGAGGAGAGCCACTCGTCCTTCCAGTAGAAGTGCTGGGACCACCGGAATCCGTCCTCTTCCCCTTCCTTGCACCAGTACTCGGTGATTTCCACCATTTCGGTCTGGTTCTTGGAGCTCTTCTCCGTCTCCAGGGTGGAGTCTTCCCAGATGCGCCCCGCGGAGCTGCGGGCCATCTTGTACCGGTAGAAGCAGTACTGCGCGTCGGTCCAGTCGACTTCCTCGGCCGCCGGGTCGATCCAGAGAGCGCCCGGGTTCAGCACCCGCTGCACGCGCAGGTCCACGCGCCCGTCGTCGCACTTCACCGGGATCACCCGCACCATGCCCACGCCGCCCGTCACCGCGCCCTTGAGCGCATGGACGAACGCCTCCTTGGCGTTGGACTCCCGGCAGATGAACCGGATCAGGCCGTCGAACACCTTCGCCGTGTTCGCCTCGGCTCCGTCGGCGATGGGGAGGCACTTCACGCCGGTGTCAGCGCTGCGGGCGTTGTTCACGATGTAGAGGCGCTTGGGGGCCAACTGGTTGTAGACCAGGCAGGAGAGCCCGGACTGCTGGCGGGCGCGAGCGATCTGCGCGTCCCACATGTCGGCCCCGTCGATGAACCGGGCGTCAGCCTCGGCGTCCCCGTGGATCGGCTCCCACATCGCTTTGGCGGCCTCACGGCGCGCCTGCATCAGCTCCAAGTCGGGCTTGCGCTGGGCCACCAGCATTTCGGCCGACGAGTCGCCTTCGAGGAGTTCGTCATCCATCGGGGTTCTCCTTCCTCGCCAGCTTCTCGGCGATCACGGCGGCCAGGCCGCCTTCGGTGGTGGCGGCGCGTTCGAGATCGTCGGAGGTGAGCGGCACGGCGCCCGCCTCGATCTCCGCGCGCAGCTTCTCCAGGGTCGCGGTCTTCTTGCCCACGGCCCGGTACAGGTCCATCTCGTTGTGGAGGAGTTGGTTCACGACCCTTCCGAAGATGTCGGCGGCGCGCACGTGCGGCACCTTGTCGGGGTCGTCCGAGAAGAACACCACCTGCGGGAAGATCTCGAACTCCACCATGGCGCCGATGATCTCGTCGTCGAACCCGAACTTGCCCAGCCACTCGATCGGCAGGAAGTCCTGGACGATCTTCTCCAGCTGCTCGGCGGTGGCGTTGGTGGTGTCGATCAGGATCGGGGTGCGCGTGGGCTGCTCCGTCTCGGTCTGCGTCTGGTCGGTCATGAAGCGGCTCCGAATGGATTGATGTTGGACAGGTTCTGCATGCGCTGCTTGAGCGCGTCGAGGGAGGAGGCGTTCACGCGGCCCGAGCTGGCGGCCTCCTGCATCATCCAGTACCGGAAGGCGTCGGCCGTGTCACTGTACGTGTCGTGCAGGGGCTTCTGCGCGAGGCCCGTGGACTCCTTGATGTCCCACCGGTAGCTGCGCAGCGCCTGGACGAGATCCTTCGCTCCTTCGCGGTCGATCGTGATCGTGTCGAAGCGTTCGCGCACGAAGTTGATGTCAGAGGCCACGCTGTCGGTGCGGGGAACCACGACCACCTGCGCGTTCGGGAATGCCTGCTTTGTCAGGTCCTCGATGGTCCCCTTGACGAGTGCGCTGTGGTTGCGGGCGTCGTGCGGCAGGGCGATCTTGTCGATCCGGTAGCCCGTGCGCTTGAGCAGGTCCAGGTAGTAGCTGAACATCTGGCCGCGGTCCTCATGGGCCATGCAGATGCGGCGCTCGCCGGCGACGTGCTGCCCGAGGACGAACGACGTGTGGTCGGCTGTCTTCGAGGATCCACCTAGGTCAAACGCGACGATGGTGTCCAAGTTCGCGCTGTGCGGGTAGAGACCGAGCCGGCCGGATGCCTCAAGGCGGGCCATCTCCTTGCCGTAGATCGCGCCCTCGACGGAAGGACGAAGGGCACCGCCCCAGATGTGTTCGGCCTTGACTGGATCTGTCGCGAAGTCGTGATCCCGTTCCGCCTTCTGCTCCTCAGTCGCCCATGGGTTGTCATCCAGGTTGACCGTCACGACTTCCACGTCGTCGCGCCCACTGGCCACCAGATCGGCGTAGATGGCGTCTGATTCGAGCCGCGGGTTCATGGTGACCGTGATCACCGCGCCCGGGTTTCGAAACACGGTAGGCTTCAAGATCGCCCAAGAAGACGACGAAACCGATTGGCCTTCCTCCACCCAGCAACGGTCCACGTCGGGGATGGACTTGAGGGATTCCGCTGTCTGTCCAGATAGGCCGCCGAAGATGAAGATGGATCCTGTCGTCTTGGCGGTGATCGAGGTTTTCAGCCACTCGAATTCCTCGTGAATCCCGAGGCGGCGGGCGACCTTCTCCAGCGTGGCGTAGACGGACTCACCGATGGACTTCTGGATCTCGCGCACGCACAGGTACTTGTGGTACCCCTCGAGGGATTCGATGAGGGCATCCCCGGCCTCGAACTCAGACTTGGCGCCTCCGCGACCACCTTTGATCACTCGGAACCGCTTCTTCGACTTGCGGAGTGGAGCCAGCTTCCGGGGGATCCGGAATTCGATGTCGGCCTCGCTCAAGGGTCGACCTCGATCACGCGAACCTTGCGCACCGGGGCCTCGTCCAGAGGTGTCTCCAGCTCGCGGGCCTTGCGATAGACCGTCATGCCTTGCGCGAGCGCGTTCGCCATCATGGGCAGCTCCCATGAATTCTTGACCTCGGCGATCAGCTTCTCCGCACGTTCGATGATGCCTTTGGCGCCTTTGGCCGCCACGCTCATGACGCGTATGTCCTCTTGGGCCTCGTTGCGGACCACGCGATCCAAGCTCTTGTCGTCGAGCGAGTCCGTGACGCCCGCGGCGGCGGCGCGGAGAATGGCCCGCTTCTTCTCGCCGCCCTCCCGCTCGATTCCGTCCATCAGGCCCCGGATCGTGGACCGCGGGATGCCGTGCTTCTGCTCCAAAGCGTTCGGCGAGAGGGTGGACCCCACCCAATCGGCCCGCAGTGCTGCGAGCTTCTCGGGGGGGTATTCCTTCTTCGGCCGGGCCATGCGGTCAGCCCTGGTTCACGTGCTCGAGCCAGACCAGCCGGATCTGCGCCCGGAACTGGACCGTGTCCTCCGGATCCAGCTGCCGGAATCCGCGGCCGTTGGGCACGGACACGAACTGGAGCTCGGTCGGGTTGATCTCGATCTCGGTCACGCCGTCGGCGAGCGCGGAAGGATCGGCGATCGGCTCGGCGCCCAGAAACCCATGGCGGCGCATCAGGACGTCCACCTGCTCCAGGATCTGGTCGAGCCAGGAGGTGGACAGGTCGATCGCGATGTGATGGGCCTTGACGCGGTACAGGACGATGCCCAGGAGCCAGCGGGACGAGCCGCGGGAATCCTCCAGGGTCAGGATGGGCAGCATCTGCCGGTCCAGATCGCGGTCGATCCACCGGCCTTCCACCTGGGCGCGCAGCTCCGGCGTCCAGCGGATCCAGCACGGGACGAAGCGGTGCGAAAGCTGATAGGCGCTCTCGGGGATGCCGTCCGGGATCTCGGGGATCTCCGGGGCGGCCTCGGGCTCGGGAAGCTCGACGGGTGGCTCGTCGCTGGGTTGCTCGGGCGCTTCCTCGGGCGCCTGGGCTTCCTGTACGGGCTGGACGGCCTCGGCTTCGGTGGTGGTGGGATCCGTGGCCGGGGCCTCGGAGGTGGACGGGTCGGACTTGGATTTGGCCATGCCTACACGATGGGGCCGGGGGCGGCTGCGGGATCATCTGGTATTTCCGCCACCCGTGGCGAAAACTGGCGGAAACGCGGGGAAACCTCTTCCCGCCTCGCTCCAATCTTTTTTGTCGCATCCTATTGCTTTCCTTAATTTCCCGTCGTATCTTAAATCATGTCGGGACGGCAAGCCCGGCGCAACCCAAACAAACGAGGACGAGCATGAGCATCAGAACCCAGATCCGCGAAGCCACCGCCAACATGAAATCCTCCGTCGAACTGGACGCCCTGGTGGCCTCCGGATTCCTGAAGGCCCTGGTTTCCGAGCATGGCGACGCGAACTGGCCAGAGATCGCCTACGAATGGGACTCAGTCAAAAATGGAATGCGCCGCGCCGTCAGGAGCTACCGGTGAGCGCCGCGACTACTGCAGCCCAGGTCGGAGCCGAGTACGCAGAGGAGATTTTCCGCGACGGTCCTCGCGTCCATGGCGACGCATACAACCAACAGGTGGATGTCGAGGAGGTCGTCCACTCCACATGCTCTATCCCCGATGGCGACGCTACATGGATGGAGCGTCATGGCATCCAGCCCAACTCTCGCGAGTACTGGTGCGGCTACAACGCCCGGATGGCCGAACTCGACGCCTAACCCCTCCGCCCTCCTCCGGGAGGGCTCCCACCTCGCCGAAGGAGCGTGCCGTGACGTGCGAAAACGGAAATTGCGACATCGCCACAAAGCCCAAACCCATCCATGGGGCACCGATTCCCGAGTGGCAGGAGCTTGGCCTCCTGGAGCACTCGCCATTCCCTGGCGATGGGCTGGCCGTCGGGGATCTGGTCACCTACCACAACGAGTGCGGGCTCGGATTTCCGATGGAAATCATTGGGTTCTCCCTTCCTACGCCGGATTTTCGACCCACCTCCTACATCCACGTCAAGACGGCCGGACGCCACCGCAGCGGAAGCGCGTGGTGGTTCGCTCACTCGCTGGACGAGATCCGCAAAAACTGACGACACCTCGCCCCCGGCAACGCGCCGAGTTGTCCTCATCCTCGCTCGACGCGGGGTTGCCGCCTGCCGGGGGCTCCATTTGCAAACCAGGAGACACCATGAGCACGAAACACACGCCTATCCCGTGGGAGATCCGAGAACGGACCGTCGATGGAGAGGTTGTCCAATGCGACATCTACCACGGCGAAATGCGTATCGGATCTGTGACGATCCGCCCTGATCGCCCATGGAGCG